CGGAGTAAGTGCAAATACAATGTTTTATCTGATTTATTATGATAAATTGTTCAAAAATAAGGAATTTGAAGACCAAATGACAACAATGAGCACACCATTTGACGCAGATGATTTCAGCAGATGTATAAATGCGTATAATATATTTGGTTGGGGGCAGAAGGAAATAGAAACCGCAATTAGAAATGCAGAAAAATTGAAGTGCAACAAACGGCTCATTGAGTATTTAGATAATTTTTTGGTACTTCGTTCATTTTATCAAGACGGTGAAGACGATGAGTTTGACGCACTCCTCACCGAGATAAATAGCATACCGATAGAAAACGAATTTAGCATTGATACAAGCAAGTTAGGAATTTAAGCAAAATGGTTGATGAAGTAAAAGAAAACACGGCAGTATATGATAAAGACGGCAACGAATATCGTTATGTTGAGTATGTGAATGGCAAACATCTGGTAAAAAAAGTTGTTGAAGTTTATACGGATAATTGTATAGATGATGAAGACGCAGATTACCAAACAATGTTCCCAGAAAAATGCGTAACGGATAATCTGATAATGCTTGATGTAGTATATACCAGACCGCCTGTACAGAGTGTAGCAAACGAAATAGTAAACTTGCAAAGACAGAAAAAAGAGTTAGAGGCAGAAATAGCAAATTATAAGGAAACGGTGGATTACTATATCCAGAGAGTTGAACAAATTGCAGAGCAGGATATTGATACATTGCTATATGACAGGTTAAAAGAAGTTAAAAATGCAGAATTGTTGGTGAAGGCATTAACAGGCAAATTACACAAATATCAAGTAACACAATGGAACTCTATACAGGAGTTGGAATACGGCATAGTGGGTGTAAATTTGAAGACAGGAGAAGTAAAACTATTTTACGAAGGGAATGACAGTTATTATTATGTTGCAAGACCTTTGAACGCACCGCACTATATGGACAGAGAAACAGCAGAACTCCGAGCAATAAACAATGTCAATGGAGAATACTGTCAGGGCAATATGCCGTCAAATTATAAGGATACAATGGAATTAAATGCTCTTTTTGATAAACACGGCATACAGAGATCAGAAAAATGGAAAAAACATTTGGCAAAGATTTTTGAAAAAGAGGAGCAGAATATACAGGGTAGTATTGATAGTGCGTTGGCGGATATAAACAGATGTAATAAACGCATACAGGAGTACGGTGATAAACTTTGTGAAATTAAGCAAAAGCAACAGGAGCAGGAGAATGAGTAAAGAAAAAGAAGATATACAGATAGATTTATGGAAAATGCTAAATATGGGAGAAAATCTCACAGAAAAGCAGGAATTAAGAAATCTAAAATTTTATATTGAAACTAAAATTACAAGTATGAGGACTACCAGACAATTTTTTAAAGTCGGCTCAAAAAACGATGAATATTGTCGAAAATGGATAGAAACATACCAACAGATGTTAAGTACGATTTCTTTCTATGAACAGGAAAAAGAAAATTTCAGAAAAAAATACGGAGATTAAGAAAAAATGAAACGATTTTATTATCAGTTAAAATGCAAAGAGCAGGATATTGACGGCAGGGTGGCTGATTATTGGTCGCACGCATTTTTCAAAGGCATTGTAGAGGCAGAAGATAGTAAGTCAGCCAGAGCATATATAAAATCGCAAATTTTGAATAATGAAATGAGAAAAGATAATAACCTCTTATTGTCAATAATTGAGATTACAAAGGATACGGAATATTTAGAGGATTTTTTCAAACCCAGAGTATGTGCAGTATGCGGTGGCACTTTTTCAATGGCAAATAATGAGTATTATGGACTTTATTGTTGCGAGGCGTGCCACGAGCAAGCAAAGTATGTGCAAAGGAAGGAAGATCAAGCAGTATTTTTTAGTTCTGATTGGAGCGAGGCATTCCCTGTTATTTACAGAATATATGACAAAAAGAATGATAAAAACTATATCGGACAGACAATAAGGGCATTTACTTTGCGTTGGTGGGAACATTACAAAAATTGGATACAAAGAGTACCGAATACATCAATTACCGATTTTGAATTTACTGTGTTGGAGATTTTACCAAAGACAGTAACAAAAGAGGAGTTATCCCAGAGAGAGCAGTATTACATAGAAAAGTATAATGCATTAACAGAAGGTTATAATAGCAGAAACGAAGTAGCACAAATAATAGGAGAAATGTTAAGAAATGACGCACAACAAAAAATATTGGACGGAGAAGGTAGAGCAATTACCGCTAATTGTTAAACTTATGGCAATAACCGCATTATTACCTGTATTGGTAATTGCAACAATAGGAATGCTGTATATCAATACAATTCAGCATAACAGATTTGTAAAAAAGAGAGGCAAATAAATGTTTGACGCAGAGATAGAAGACTTTTTGAAAAACAAATTGAAGGTAAAACAATTCACCAGAGAAGAAAAATGGAGAAAAGACGGTGCATTGGGAGCAATTTGTTATCACTTCCGATTAGTTAGCACTCATTATTGCTTATTTACGAGTTGTTGGAAGGACTTTGGACTGCACATAGTCCATTCATACCAGAAACGCAGAAACAGTAAGGTATATACAATTCAGCAGAAGGTAATAGACTTTGAGAAGGATTTAAGCAGGATTGAAAGAATACTAATGCCGATTGTTGAATATTGTAGAGAACAGAATTATAGTTGCGTGGAGAAATAACAATGGGCGAAAAATGGGTATTTGATAATTACGAAGGCACACAGGTATATTACACAAAGGCAGTAATTGATAAAATCAAACAAATTGCGACAGATACATTGAATTTGGTAGATTATAAGACTTATTTCAAAAGAGATAACAAAAGTATTAAGCAGGAAGGATTTAAAGGTCTTCAACAGATTTTAGATGTAATAAAAGAGGCAGACGGAGAATGATATTGAAATGTCCATATTGCGAGCAACCATTACACTATTACACCGAGTATGCAGACGCAGAAGTCAAAGGGAATAAAGTTTACCGATATATTAAATGTCAGATATGTCAAAATCTTTTTACAGCAATAGGCACAATAACAAATTATTGGGCAAAGAAATAGGAGAAACGATAAAATGAGTTACACAATAGAAGTTACAAAAGAATTATTTTTGGTTACAAAGCGATATAGCAGTAGAGATGATAAATTGCATATTGTTATGAGCAAAAAAGAAGTTCAAGAGGAGTTAAAAAAAGATATTGGAACTATTGAAAAAATAGAAAAATTGGTAATAAGACCAGACGGCTATGCGTCTAAAAAGTATTTTTTACCAAAGGATTGGGAGAAAATAAACAAAATGTCTGCAAATTATCATTTTTGGAAGATGATTGCAGAAGGTGAGGACTAATGGAAAATAAGAACATCAATCACAAACCGCTATGGAGTTCGGCAGAGTTAGAAATTGTTTACAAGTGGTACGATAAGAAGACCATAGCAGAGATAAAAGAAATGTTACCAAACAGGACATTGAGTGCGGTAAAAAACCGAATAAAGCAGATAAAGTTCGGAAAGTACAAAAAAGGCAAAGGATATAGATATGGTAGAAGTTGAATACACTCATAGATTAGAATGTTCACATTGCGTCAGTTCAAGACAATGTATGCGGTACACAATGAGGTGCAATATTCTGGGATATACAAAGAAGTCAATTAAACTTGAAATTATCGGAGAGCGGAATTGGAAGGGGTTTGACCAGAAAAGACGCATACGGTATTTACCAAAAGATGAAAGTTGGAGATTATACGAAGTAGAAAAGAAATAGGAGAAACAGAAAAGTGGCAATATTAGAGATTACAAACGGCTTATCAACAAAAGAATTTGAGTTATCAATCGCAGAAGACAGAAAAGAGTATTATTTAACGGTGTGTGCATACGGAGAGTTTTATGATAAAACTTTTGAAGATGAAAATGCCGTGCGAGAATACCTTATAAGCGAATGGAATTTTACAGATGAACAAATACATCAATTATTTGGTTTATCGGTCAAGAATTGCGAGCAAACTGCTCCAGATTTAACGGAAGATAATTACATAGATTATGACGAGTTAATGCACGAGCAACAGGAGAGAGATGCCGAGTATGCAGAGGCATACGCAGAATGGGCGGAAAGTTGCTTATAACTCTGTTTTTACAACAGTTGCGGAAGGGTTAGTAAACCCTTTTGATAGGGTTAGTTACGATACAAAATGGTATAATAAGAAGATATGGAAAACGAAAATATAAAACCAACAAAAAAGTGGGCAGTTGCAGTACACAGGTGGACAAAATCGTCTATTGATTGTTATAATAGAGGGTGCGTATGTGCAGGGTGCGAGTACAAAAAGATATTATCTTCTCCGTGTATGATGAAACAGACGGTATTGGAGTTGGTGAGAATTTTTGGCAAGCCAGAGAAGATAAAAAGAACGGTTGAGGATATAACCAGAAACCAGATAACATACTTATATATTGATAAAAATTTGGCATTGGCGGATATTTACCGAATTTTGAAGGTGGATAAGTATGAGTTTGCAGAGTTGTTAGATAAGTTTGAGATACCAGTACGAAAACGACCAAAGAATTGTAATGGGGGAGATGAAATGGGATAAATTGGCGAAATTATATGACAAACAAAATGCCACTCCTTTCTTTTCGGAGTTGGTAAGCCAAAAATCAATAGCAGGAGTAGATATTCTCCTGCTTTTTCTTTTCTTAATAAATTTGTTAAAAATCTTAAAAAATTATTGCACAATGTCAGTATTTTATGGTAGAATAATGGAG